CCAAGTTTTTCTAATTGCTTGTTTATAATATTTTGGAACAATATCAATACTACCTGTGATAAAACGAAATTTCTTTAAACCTGTAGAAATCATACCATCTGCTTTATGAGAGGTTAATGTTGAATTATTCATAATATCTACAACTATAGCACATGCTGCAAAACTTATGTTCCAATCTTCAACACTATTTTGTTTATACAAATTTAAAAAATTTAAATTCACACGCAAGTAATTAAAATCACCATCACATTTAAGTGAACTACTAGCATTATTAATAGCACGTCTAATAATACCATTTTCATGACCCTTATTACCAAAATAAGCTTCGACTTCATCATATACACTTCTAGGAACATATAAATGACCGCAATCTTTTTGTTCATGAAATACATCAGATAAACTATCAGGTAATATTTTATTTAAAATAGGACCAATAAAATTTTTAGTGACTAACCAATTATTACTTGGTTTAATATCAATTCGCTTCATTACTGAAGGACTTAACTTATAACTTGTTTTTCTCAAATCCAAACCATATTTTTCCAATCTAATTGTAGTTAAAGCCATTTCAAGAGTACCAGCACTTTTACTTACTGTACTAACTTTAACATATTTAGATCCATCATGAATGAGTTCTGAATTATCATAGAGAAATGATGCTTTATATCTTTCAAATTGTTTCATTTCACCTGTATCAAACATCACCATATCTTCATCTAATTCAACATATGCACTCGTTGATTGATATGTACGTTTTTCAAATACTGTACTTTCTCTATGAATGCCAAATGTATAATTAAATACATGATGATAGATTTTCATAAATCTGATATCAATATCAAGACCTTTGAGCATAAGTTGTTGTTTTTGCATGAATGATTTGAAGTTGAGATAATTAGGATCTCTATAATAGATAGCTGCATTAAAATAATTACCTGATCCTAAATAATCAATATAATTATCAGCATAAACACAACCTTCACCTAATTCCCATTCAGGAACATCATCACCATACAACAATTTACCAGTTTGATCTGATATATGTGAAACTACTAAGATAAATCTTAGATCTCTATCATAACCAAGTTCATGTAAAGCAGTAATAAAGCGAACAGCGAGTTTTATTAATCCAGACGTTGGATCAACTAATATTATACTATCGATTAAAGTATCCATAAGAGATGAATACCAAGCAATAACATCAATT